GTATACGCGACCGTCGACGCCTCTGCGCTCGGTGGTCAAGAGCCGAGTACGGGAAACGTCTGCATCGTCGGCGCGTTCCCTCAGTTCAAAAAATCCGAGGCGCTCACGTTCACGAGCGCGAGTAACCTCGTCGCGTATGACCCGACGGACCCAGAGCTCGCGCAGCTCGCGCGACTCGCGTTCTCTCCATCACTCGACGACCGCATCCCGGCGGGCGCTCGCTTGCTCTCGTTCCTGAACGTACAGGGGACGACGCAAGCGAGCGCGACCTTACTCGACACCGACGGAGGCGACGCGCTGAGCGTCAAATCATCGGTGTATGGCGAGCGCGGGAACCGCGTTACGCTCGACGTCGAGAACGTGAACAGCGATCAAGTGAAGATCGTCATCAAGCGCGACTCGATCGAGGAGACCTTCGAGGGCATCGAGAGCGGAGATCTCGCGTCTCTATACTACGCGGGCTCGCTCCTCTCTCTCGTGTCGCTGAGCGCGTCTCGCTCTGCGCTCTCGATCTCATGGACTCAGGAGACGGCAGCGGTGAGCGCGGGAGCGCTGAGCGTGAACGTCGCCGACATGAGCTCCTCTTCTACGCTGAACATCGAGCTCAACGAGACCGACCACGCGAGCGCGGTCGATGTCGTGATCGTCGGACTCGACGAGGACGGCGCAGCCGCGACCGAGACGCTCACGTTCGTAGCGGGCGTCGGTACAGCTCAAGACAGCGCGAACACATACAGCGCGATCACCTCGATCACTGTGAGCACCTCAGACAACGCATACACAGGGACGCTCGACATCGCGGGGAGTATCGCGTTTACCCCTTCGGAGTTCGTGAACCTCCGCGAGATGATCGAGGCGATCAACGGGCTTTCGGGCTTTACTGCGACGTATGACGCGGGGCGCTCGTATCCCGCAGACGAGATCGACGCGCTCACCTCATCCGATATTATCGCGGTCGGGAATAAAGCGACGTTGCGCGCTGATCTGTACGCGGTGATCCAAGCGCTCGCTCCCTCTCAGCTCGTCAGCGTAGAGCGCGCGAGCGGTGGGACTAAGCGACTCGCGCAGAGCGACGGCGACGCGTCTGTGAACGTGCGACTCTCAGGAGGCGCGTCGAGCGCTGTTGTTCTGAGTGATTGGACCGACGCGCTCCAGACCATCGAGGCGAGTGACTTCCAGATCCTCGTCGCGTGGACCAACGCGATTAACGAGATGAAGGAGGTTAAGCAGCATCTCCCCCTCGCAGCTCGCGCGGGTCGTGAGCGTAACGCGTGGATGAGCGCACCGGCGAACACGTCGCTCGCGACGCTCAAGAGCGATTACACGCAGGAGCTGAACGATCGAAACATCGCGATCGTCGGGCAGTCGATCGACGTGATCAACCCTCGAGGCATCAAGGAAGAGCTCGCGCCGAAATACCTCTCGCTCATGCTCGCCTCGATGCAAGCGGGGAGCGCGGTCGGGACTCCGCTCACGCGTAAGCGTCCAGACGTTATCGACGTAAGCGGGGCGTGGGATCCGAACCGCGACGCAGCCGACGCGATCCGCGCGGGCGTCGTGTCGCTCTCGTTTAGCTCGCTCGGGTATAGGGTAGAGCGTAGCGTGACGACGTATCTCACCGACGATAACCCGATCTTCTCCGAGGTGTCAGCCAACGAGAGCGTAAACGCGTCGATTCGCGGACTCCGCTCACAGCTAGACGCGCTCATCGGCACAGCGAACCGAAGCCTCACAGCGAACCGAGTGACGTCGCTCGCACAAGCTCAGCTCAATCGACAGGTTCAGGACGGGACGATTAAAGCGTATCGCGATGTCGTCGTACAAGATCAGGGGGATACGTTGGTCGTCGGCTACACAGTAGCAGCGGTCGAGCCCCTGAATTTCATTCGCCTCGACGTCACCGTCACGCGCTTCTAAGGAGAGTAACCAATGGCACAGCCCGTATTTTCAGGCGCACGCGCTAAGCTGATCGTAGACGGTCAGGAGATCGGATTCGCGACTGGCGTATCAGCGAGCGAGAGCATCACGCATCAACGCGTCGACGTGCTCGGCAACATCGACTCACAAGAGCTCGTTCCCGTGTCTCGTGTGGTTTCAGCAAACGCGGATTTTGTACGCATCACGAACACCTCGATTCAGGAGCTCGGCATCATGCCACGCGGGAACACCGCCGACGTGATCAGCTTCCCCGAGCTAACGCTCGAGATCTATGACCAAGTGAGCGACGTCCCCGTGTGGCGTATCGAGGGGGCTCGATGTGAGTCTCGCTCGTGGCAGGTCCAGAGCGGATCGATCGTCACCGTGAACGCGTCGTTCCAAGCGCGCCGACTCTTTGACGAGCGAGGCGCGTAAACATGGATCTACGGAACATCAAGAGCGACGAGCCCGCGCAGAGCGTGACTTTGATCCCACGTGAGGTGCGTTTAAACGTATCATACGTGTCTCCGGACGGTGTGCGTCACGACGACGTCCTCCTCTCTCGTATCCCTGATGGGGACGGGCGAACGCAGATTGATCGGCGTAGCGCGATCCTCGCCGGTGTTCCGTGGCAACAGTTGAGCGAGTACGCTCAAGCGCGCTTTCTCGCGTTGGCGACGATCTCGGTGTATCTCGTCGATCTCCCTGATTGGGTGAATCAGTGGGCGCAAGAGGACGACGAGCTCCTGTTCTCGTTACGCGAGGAGGTTGAGCGTCACGCGCTCGCGTGGTTTCGCTCAGCTGCGGGAGAGGGTGAAGGCGACGAGGTCGCGCCCCGAGTTCGTATTTCTACAGCCGACGCTCGTCAAACCTAGCGCGACCGCGTCGGACGTGGAGCGCCTCGAGCACTGGCTCCTCTCGCTTGACGACGAAACATTCGATACAATGACCACGAGGCCCGAGATCGCGATCCGCGACAACGCGCCGAGCGCGACGGGCGACGAGGTCGGCGATCGGTGGGAGCGGGAGTTCTGGGCGAGCAGAGGTGCTAAATGAGTCAACAGAGACACAGTTCTGAGATACAGGTAACGATCGACGACTCGCAGGTCCGACAGGCTGCCGAGCGTCTCGCGCAGTCGATGGAGCGCGTCGGCGAGGCGGGCGAGCGCGCGTTCGATCGCACAGCGCAAGCAGCGCGACGCGCTCAGCAACCCGTCGCGACACCACCGACACCGACGGGCGCGGCTCCGTCGGCTCCCTCCGCGCCACCGAAAGCGCCCGTCGCCGTCCCCCCTCCGGCTCCCGGCGCTCGACCACGCGATGAAAAGGGTCGCTTCATCCCCTACAAGACGCAACAGCGTATGCTCGGCCTGACCGCGCTCGATACGTTGGGCGTCGGTGACGGTAACCGCTCTCTCGACTCAATGGCAGAGCAAGGACGCAGAGCTCAAGACGCGTCACGCCGACGAGCGGAGCTTGAGGCTGAAGCGTTCACGGAGCAGCGCCGACAAGCGCGCGCGCGTCGCTTGCAGATGCTCGCGTCGGTGGGTGGCTTCGGGCTCGGCGTTGGTCGCGCGGGCTTGAGCGGTCTCGTCGGTGGCGCGCAGGTCGTCGCCGGTGGTGGCGCTGCGGACGTGTTTCGCGCGGGTGGCGCTGCTGCGGGCAGTATCGCGGGCGCGTTCGGTCTAGGCTCGGTCGCCGGAGGTCTCCCCGTCCTCGGAGGCATCGCGGGCTCACTCATACAGCGACGCGCTCAGCGTATCGGGCAGATCGTCGGACTCGAGCGACCGCAGACGGAGCTCGCGCTCGGTGGAGCGGAGGGTGTGAGGGGAGCGCGCTCACGCTTCGCGCGTCTCGGGATCAGTAGCGCGGAGGGCGTCGGAACGCTCCGAGCGTTTCAGCGAGCGATCGGCGCGCGCACTGATCTCTTGAGCGGTCGATCGATCGGCTTCACGTCCGATTTCTTAGGGCAAGCAGCGCTCCGAGGGATCGACCCGACGACGATCGGGGCGTTCGTGGGCGGTGGCGCGATCGGTGGAGGCGCGAGGGGTGACACGTTCCAGAGCGCGGGGCTCGCGAATCGCCTACTCGGTGGAGCGGGCGCGATGGGATTGACCGGCGCGGGCGCGACGAGGTTCCTCGCAGCCATCGCGCAGAACACACAGCGCATCGCGAGCGAGGGTTTATCGATCGATGAGGAGTCCGCGGGGCGCTTCATCATGGGTATCAACGAGGCAGCGCGGGCAGGCGGTCAGCGTCAGCTAATGGGCGTCGGAGCTGCGCGCACGTTTCAGCGATTCGGGGGAGCGCTGAGCGGTGTCGCGGGATCATTCCGCGGACAGTTCGGAGGACTAGGATCGGGCGCGCTCACAGCAGCAGCAGCTCGAGGGGGCGGGGGGCCGCTCCAAGTACTCAAGCGCCTCGAGCAGTTCCGCACCGACCCCGCGAGCGCGATCAGGGCGCTTCGCTCGATGGGGGTCGAGGGCGACTTGTTACAACTCGCGCTTAGCGGGATGGGTCTCAGCACCGAGGAAGCCGACGTGCTCAGTCGCGCGGGAGAGGGTGATCTCGATACGGGGATGCTCGGAGCGGATCGCGGGATCATGCGTCGCGGGATGGGTGTCTCGCGTACGGTCCAAACCGCACAGGAGCGACTCATCCGGCGCGTCGAAGCGGACCCCGCGTCGATTCAAGCGTTCGTGAAGCTGAACACCTCGATCGAGGAGCTCGCGTTGACGATGACCACATCGAACAGCGTGCTCACGACCTCCATGCAGAGCATCGAGGGACACATCGCGAAGCTCGTACAGCTGATCGATTCGGGCTCGCTACGTGACACCCTCCGCACGATGTTAAGAGAGCTCATATGATCCGCGTGTTCATACACAATTACACGGAGCGCGCAGACGAGGCGCGCGTCGACGGCGTCAAAACACGCGTCGAGATCACGGACCGCGTCACCGGCGCGAGCTGGTCCTCCTCGCTCGTCGCGCCGTACGAGCAAGCGAGCGTCTCGACATCGATCAAGATCGACGAGCTCGACGTCCTAGGTCTAGGGACGCCCCGCCGAGGCTCTCGACTCCCCGCGCTCCACGCGTCGGGGTGGCTCGAGATCTTGGACGAGGACGTCCGCGTGTTCTACGGTCCGATCAATCGACTCTCGACGGGCTTGATGGTCGAGCACAGCGGAGCGCGTAAATCGCGAGACGTGCAGCTCTCCGCGACGTCGTGGGTCTCGCTCGCGCTCCGTCCGTTTCGGCTCACGTCTCGCGATGACCTCATCGTGAGCGGGAGCATCTACGAATATAATACATGGGCGCGGATCTTCGAGAACGTGTTCTCCGAGGGCGCAGCGGTGGACGTCGCGCAGGGTCTCGCGTTGAGTTGGGAGAATCTCGCGACGCTCAAGACGCCAGAGGGCGAGGAGCTCAGCGACTACGAGGTACTCATCACACCCGATCAGCTCACGGACAACGCGATCGAGGGGCGCACGTTGACGCGCGTCGAGGGTAAGAATATATCGCAGGTCCCCGTCAGCTCGACGGGTTCGTTGTGGAGCGCGTTCACGGGAGCTTTTCAACCCGCGCCCCAACTGATCGAGCTTTACCCGATTCGCGAGCGTGGTCGCCCGTATCTCATCTATCGGATGAAACCGCTACCCCCTCACGATGGAGCGTACTTCGACGAGCGTGGTAGAGCGCGGGGTATTGATGACGACGACTCCGGCATCAACGCCGAACTCGCCACGGTGCAGACCATAGGGCGCGTCGTCTCGTACACGCTCGATTATAGCGGAGAGCGTAACAATTACGTCGAGGTCACGTCCCCTTATCTCGGCGTGTCGCAGCTCGCCGGGTTGAACAGCTCCCCCGTGATCATGCGCGACGACATCGCGCGTTATGGTCTCTCGCCTCTCGAGATCGCGTATCCACTATTACGCGAGACTAGTGGATCGCTGAGAACAGAGCTCGAGCGCCTCACGACATACGCGGGCGCGCTGTACTCTGAGGGCCACGCGTTCGCGATCGCGACGCTCGAGGTGATGTATCAGGACGTGAAGGTCGGCGAGTGGGCGCGGTGGGCTTCGTACCTTGAGGGCGAGGGCTCAACGCTCGTTGGATACGTGACGCGCGTCGATCAGCAGGTCCGCGTCGATCCGCAGCTCGGCACGATCACACGGCGCACTCTGCTACAATTGGAGCGCGTGTCGCAAGATGGGCGACCATCACGCAAAGCGCCAGCGTATGAGGTCTCAGTGACAGCGGAGCTCGCAGAATGAAACTCGGAAACAATCATTTAACGGCGACCGTAACGCGCGTGTACTATGGCGAGCGCGGTCCGCTGTATGACGTCCGCACGAATGACGGCGCGACGTATAGGGGCGTCCGCGTGAGAGGGATGAGCGCGAGCTTTTACCCTGTAGCGGTCGATCAAGAGGTCCATCTGCTACGACCGCGAG